GAGAAGAGGAATGGAGCAAGTTCGGCGTTTACACAGGCAATGGCTCTAGTGACGGGCCTTTTGTGTTTACGGGTATGCGTCCCGCTTACATCATGGTCAAGCGCACAGATACGACTGACCAATGGACTGTTTACGATAGTGCAAGAAACTCTAGCAATTTAGCAACTAGAATTTTGTATCCAAATTTATCTAACGCAGAAGATACTGGAACAGATGGTATTGATATGCTGTCCAATGGAATTAAGATGAGAAACACATATTCCAATCTCAATGCTTCTGGTGGCACATACATCTATATGGCCTTTGCTTCTAATCCATTTAAGTATTCCCTCGCACGATAGGACTCAATATGTACGCACTCATTGAAAACAACGCAGTCACCCAAGTTGGTGAACTATCAATTCTCTTTCCAAACACATCAAACCCTACTCACGCATTTGCCATTGAGCAAGGTGCATTAGAAGTGGTTGAAGGTGAGCAAAAAGACCAACGCTTTTATTGGGTAACTTTTGACAGCTACCAAGTTAGCAATGGTGTGGTTACTCGCACTTATGTCAACACTCCAAAGGCTTTGGAAGACGTGACTGAAACGCCAGAGGGTCAGACTGAGCCAGTCACGACTAAGGGTCTGAAGTCACAATGGATTGCTCAAGTTAAGGCATCTGCTAACTCACAACTGGCAAGCACAGATTGGTATGTATGGCGTAAGTTTGAGCGTATGGTAGATATTCCTGCTGAAGTGGTAGCTGAAAGGGCGCAGATTATTGCTGACTGTACAGCCAAGGAAGCGGCTATCACCGCTGCCACGACCATGGACGAATTCTTGGCCGTTGTTGCGCCAATCACTACTCTTGAGTGACCATGGACGCTGATGTCGATAAGCGCCTGGCGGTGCATGAAGCCGTTTGCAGTGAACGATACAGCAGCATTGATCGGTCACTGCGAGATGGCGACAGACGCATGACCAAGATTGAATATCTGCTCTATGCAGTGATCTTGGCCGTCCTATTTGGACCAGGCGTGGCGGCAGAATTCGTCAAAAAGTTTTTCGGGCTATGAAAGACTGGGCCGTGGCACTGATCGCTGCGGCTCTTTTATCGGCCACCATCATCTGGGGCTTTTTTGTCATCATTGTTTCCCTGCCATGGTCTATGCTCTGGTCCTAATCGCAGCTGCCGAATACCGATGCACTAGGTGGACATGGACTGGCGATGTCTACAATCGGAGGGTTGTCTGCATGAAGTGGGAGAAGAGAAAATGATACCGTTGGACCCGATGACAGCTCTGGCCGGGCTACAAAGCGCCATTGGCATGGTCAAGAAGGCCAGCAAGGTTGCCAATGATCTGGGATCATTAGCGCCCATGATTGGCAAGATGTTTGATGCCAAGGGTCAGGCGACCAGGGCCATGCTCCAGGCCAAACGGGAGAAAAAAGGCTCAAACATGGGCGCGGCTCTCCAGATCGAGATGGCCCTGGAGCAAGCCCGAGCATTTGAGGAAGAGCTGAAAATGCTCTTCATGCAGACTGGCAAGATCGATGTCTGGAACAAGATCAAGGCGCGCCAGGCTGAGATGGACCGAGATGATGCCAAGGAGATGGCAGCACTCAAAGCAGAAGAGAAAAAAGCCAAACAAAAAGAGCAAGAGATGAATGAGCTGGCCATGATCATTGCTGGCTGTGCCTTTGTTTTGTTCCTGGTGTTTGTGGGTGTTAACGAGATGATGGACTACTGCCAGCAGACCAAGCAGTGCGGCAGTAACAGGCGGTGAATGAGTATCAAAAACAATTTGAGTTGTTTTGCAAGGTATTCTGTTATGGATGCGCTGCATGGTGGTTTCTTGGATTCTTAAGATTCTTGCCTGATGACTTGTCGAACAAGATTGTTAACCTTTTACTGGCAAAGATTGGGCTATGAAAATTACGGCTTACCAGGTCAATGCAAACATGCTGAAAGAAGCGCAGAGGGTGATCCATCAGCAAAACTTGAAGCAGCTGGAGATTCTGAACAGGCAAGCTCAAGAGGCCCACAAGAAGGACCAGTGGATCAAACCTAATTCTGTGGATGTGATGGCATGAAATACTTATTGCTTTTGACGGCTCTGATGCTGACTGGCTGCTTAGAAGACAGGTACAGATATTTTTGTCAAAACCCTGACAACTTTCACGCTGCGCAGTGTCAAAAGCCTAAATGTTTGTTTACTCAGCAGTGTCCAGAATACTTGGTCGCACCAATCTTGGAAAAGAAAGTGCCAGATGTCCAATCACAAGAGGAAGCTAAAAAATGAAACTTTCTGAAGTTAAAAGCACAGAGGAAACAATTGAGCTTCTAAAGGTTTATGGGTGGCTTTTTGCTGTGGTCATTGTCATGCTTGTATTTGGCTTTACAGTGTTTTCAATGCTTTACTCTGTGATCTTTGTGACGCAGCCAATCAAGTCAATGGCCCCGATTGACCAGGCATTCACCAAGCTCTTAAACGATGTGGTGCTTTTATTGGTCGGCAGTATCAGCACATTGATTGGGATGTTTGCCATCAATAAAGGTGCGAAATCATTTGCAGAAAGAATGAATCCACCACCACCGCCCATGATGCAACAGCCCATGATGTACATGCCCCAGCCCATGATGGGCGGCTATGCAGCACCAGGTTACAGCAACAATCACGGCTTTACATCTAGCACCAACGGCATCCCTGGTCAGCCCTTTGGCGCGATGCCGACCTGGACCAACCCAGAGCTTGATGAGTCCTGGACTCCTGGTCCACCACCAGACACGCCACCAGAGCATTTAGAGGATGACCATGAGCGAGTGCAGCTGGCTGCGGCCAGACAGGAGGCGGACTGATGTTTGGCATCCCCTTACCCTATATTGCCATTGGCATCATCATCGCTTTGTTTGGGTCTTACCGAGGTGGCTATCACTTTGGGTGGGAAGACAGGGACAAGGAGATGCAAATTGAGATTGCCAAAAAGAATGAAGAGGCCAGGCAGACTGAGCAAAAGCTCAATGAACAATTGAACGCAAACGCAGCTAAATTACAGGAGACCACAGATGTCATCAATCAAAAACAAAATGCTCTTGATCGCGCCATTCGTGCTGGCCGGGTGCGCATCAGCGCCCCAAGTTGTCCACAAGCCCCCACAGCTGCCGCCACTGCCGCCCCAGATCGCAAAGAAACAGGAAGTCAATCTGACAGAACGGCTGACCCAGCTCCTGATGCCGAGCGAGAAACCCTCCAAGCCATTGCCGAAATAGTGGCCCAAGGGGATAGGAACACAGCACAGCTCAATGCCTGCATTGACGCATATAACGAAGCGAGGGATTTGCTCCATGGTAAACGCTGAACAATTAGAGAAGCTGCACATTGGTCCACAGTGGGTGGATGCATTGAATGAAACTTTCCAGCGCTTTGACATTTCAACGCCACTGAGGCAGGCTGCCTTTATCGGCCAGTGTGGCCATGAGTGCGGCAACTTCAAAATCTTGGAAGAGAACTTGAACTACAAAGCCGAGGCTTTACAGAAACTTTGGCCAAAGCGCTTTGATGCGGCTAAGGCCCAGATGTGTGCCAGGAATCCAAAGCTCATTGCCAACACTGTATATAGCAACAGGATGGGCAACAGGGATGAGGCAAGTGGTGATGGCTGGCGCTTTAAGGGCCGTGGCTGCATTCAATTGACTGGGTCTGCCAACTACCACCACGCAGGCAAGGCGCTTGGCGTGGACCTGATCATGCAGCCCGAGCTGGTGGCCACGCCCCAGTATGCAGCCCTGACTGCCGGATGGTTTTGGGACACCCACAAGCTCAACCAGTATGCAGACACCCAGGACTATAAGACCATGACCAAAAAGATCAATGGTGGGTTTATTGGCCTGGAAGACCGGATCAAACACATCAACCATGCACTGTCTGTCCTGACATAATTAGACCATGCCAAGCCAGACACAACAACTTGAGAATCCAAGCCCTCCGACCCTCGGTTACCCGACCGATGTGTATGAGCGCAGGCACTTCAATGAGAACAATGGCTCTTTGAATATTTACTTCAAAAAGCTCTCTAGTGTCCTGGGGTCTTTGTTTGGCCCAAGAGGCGGCAAGTTTATGAATAACCCCTATGGGGCTTTTCAAGACTCGACTGACCAGACGGCCTCTAGCACCACAGCTGCTTACGCTGTCACATTGAACACCACAGACTTCTCCAATGGCGTGACCATTGCCAGTGGATCGAGATTGACTGTGGCCGATGCTGGAATATGGAACTGTCAGTTTTCCATTCAGTTTAAGAACACGACCAATGACACTCAAGATGTGGACATTTGGTTCAGAAAAAATGGCACTAATATCAGCAATTCAAACAGCAGATTTGCATTGCCGCCCAGGAAATCATCAGGCGATCCATCTCACTTGATTGCTGCTTTGAATTTCTTTGTAAGCATGGACAGCACTGACTATCTTGAGATAATGTGGCGTGTGAGTGATGTTGGCGTTTCCATTGAGCATTACGCTGCTGGAACAAGCCCCACACGGCCAGCAGTGCCATCAGCCATTGTCACAATGAGCTTTGTGTCTAACATTTCAGCATAATTAAATCATGTACATACCTTTAAAGCTACCACCAGGAATTTTCAGAAACGGCACTGAATACCAGGCTGCTGGCCGCTGGTATGACGCAAACCTAGTGCGCTGGTATGAAGGGACTCTGCGTCCCATCAATGGATGGCGTACCAGGTCAAGCTCACAGATGTCAGGCTCATGCCGGGGCATCATCACCTGGCGCGACAACAGCTCAAACCGCTGGATTGCTGCGGGTACGCATTCCAAGCTGTATGTGATGAACGAGCTTGGCACATTGAAGGACATCACGCCAAGCGGCTTTACCAGTGGCTACGCCAGCTCAACAGTGCTGACGGGCTATGGATACAACGTCTATGGCAGTTTTGCCTATGGCGTGGCACGGCCAGATACTGGCACTCCCATTGCCGCCACCACCTGGTCCATGGACACATGGGGCGAGTACTTGGTCGCATGCTCTTCATGGGACGGCAAGCTCTATGAGTGGCAACTGGGCTTTTCTAGCCCCACACTGGCCGCAGCCATCACCAATGCACCGACTGGCAACAAGGCAGTTTTGGTCACTCAAGAGCGAATCATCTTTGCCCTTGGCGCTGGTGGCAATCCACGCAAAGTGCAGTGGTGCGACCAGGAGGACAACACCCAGTGGACACCAGCAGGCGACAACCTGGCAGGCGACTATGACCTAGCCACACCTGGCTCTCTCATCGCTGGCAAGCGCGTGAAGGGTGTCAATCTACTGTTTACAGATGTGGATGTCCACACAGCTCAGTATGTAGGCGCTCCATTCGTTTATGGCTTTGAGAAGGCAGGCTCTGGATGCGGCCTTATTTCGGCCCAGTCTGTGGCGGCCATTGACACTGCGGCCATTTGGATGAGCAAGGCTGGTTTCTGGATATATGACGGCTATGTCAAGCCACTGCCAAGTGATGTCAGCGACTACATCTTTGGCAACATCAACTATGCCCAGGCCAGCAAGATTTATGCGGTCCACAACAGTAAGTTTGGCGAAATCTGGTGGTATTACCCCAGTGCATCAAGCAATGAGAATGACAGCTATGTCACTTTCAACTACCGAGAAAATCATTGGAATATTGGCTTGATGGCCAGATTGGCTGGCACTGACTCTGGTGTGTTTAGCTACCCGTTAATGGTGTCAAGTGATGGCTACATCTATGAACATGAGGTCGGCTTTGACTATGACGATGCAAGTGTCTATGCTGAAAGTGGTCCAGTGCAATTGGGCAATGGCGACAATGTGATGTCAGTCAGTGAGCTGATCCCTGATGAGCAGACACGGGGGGAGGTGGTGGTGTCATTTAAGGCCAGAAACTATCCCACAGGCACGCAATCGACTTATGGTCCATACACGGCAGCCAATCCTACTGATGTGAGGTTTACGGCACGCCAGGTCAATGTCAAGGTGACTGCTGACACATTGTCCGACTGGCGTGTGGGCGTGATGAGGCTTGATGCCAAGCCGTCTGGAAAGAGATGAGCGACCAGGAACATTTGGAGAGGCTGCGCCACCATGTGGAGGCTGCCTTAGAATACTCTGGAGGCACACATAATTTTGACGATGTCGCTGAGATGGTCCAGGATCACAGATTGCAGCTGTGGCCAGCCAAAGACTCAGTGGTGTTGACAGAGATCATTGTCTATCCCAGGCTCAAGGATTTGCATTTTTTCTTAGCTGGTGGCGACCTAGATGAACTCTCAAGGATGAGACCATTGATCGAATCCTGGGGCAAGTCTGTTGGCTGCACCAGGGTGACTTTGGCAGGCCGCAGAGGCTGGTCAAAGACATTTTTGAAAGACGAAGGTTACAGTCCACAGTGGTCTGTAATGGCAAAGGAACTTTAGGGGAAAAATAATGGCAACTGCAAAGTACACGCAAGAACAAATCAATCAGGCTTTGGCAGCTGAATTGGCTGCACGGCCTGGCACATCTCAAGCTGCCTTGAATGCTTATGCCAAAGCCACCTATGGTTTGACTGATGCACAACTGAATGCTGCATACGACACGATCCCAGGCTTTAATGCCCAAGGTCAGTATGACGCTGCTGATTACATTGCCACATCTCGCCCTGGTCAAGTATCGCCACAAATGGTGGTGGATGCGGCTAATGCAGCAAATCCATACTCTGCCCAGAATATGGCCAGAGTGGATACAACTAGACCAGGTCAATATGTGCAAGATGCCAGTGGCAGGCCAGTGGCGCTAACTGCATATTCACCAGGCTTTGACATTAACAATCCAAGAGCATTACAAAGTTTGGGTGAGTTAAGGGCTATGGGTGGAACAGACTCTGCATCACAAGCATTTAATGCAATTGCAACGCCAGCGCAAAAGGCTGAAGCTGACAGATTGTGGTCTATCGAAAAAGCAAGATTAGAGGGAATTGATAGACAAGCAGGCTTGCTAACTACTGGTGTGAATACTGGTGGCACTACTGGGGTAAATACTGGCGGCACTACTGGCCTTACTGGTGGCACTACTGTTGGTGGGAAAACATACACCCAAGCTGAGACAGATTTATATAACGCCTACAAAGCAGGCAACATTGCGGAATTTAATCGTATAGCAGCGGCCAATAAATTAACTGCCGGAGATATGCAATCCAAATTTGGATTGAGTCAAGGCGAGATGAATTGGATTACAAATAATGCTGGTGGTAAGTTTTACTCGCCAACTGATGTAACTGGAGCTGTTACGACTGGAACTGTCACTAATACTGGCGGTCTTGGTGGTTTGGGTAATGTAGGCGCATTTGGCCAGAACTTTGCAAATTACCAATCCATTCCAATTGGCGCTCAATACAACCCCAATGTGACAGTTGGTGGCGCATCCCCATATTCACAGATCATGGGCCAGATGAAGCCATTTTCTAATCCCTATGCAAATATGCCTGTTAATACGCCAATGGGCGGTTATGACCCAGGGCTGTATGACCGAATTGCGGCTGCCAATGTGGCTAAAACAATTGCCGCAAACGCTGGCACAACATTGGCTGACTACTATGGTGGTGGCGGTGATGGCAATTCCACGGCAGCAGGCGAAGGCCCAGGCGGCAATTCTGGCGGTGGTGAAGGCAATGGTGCAACGGCTGGTGAGGCTGGTGCTGGATACGCCATGGGCGGCATGGTTAATGGTCTGTTTGGCATGAATCCACCTGGACCAGATGATGGCGCTGGATACCTAGATCGTGGCGAATATGTTGTGAAAAAGTCTGCTGTCAATA